CTAAAATTCATACCAGTCTAGTTTCGGCTTGGCAAGACACAGTAAATAACAATGCTGTATGGGACAATGCCTGGGATTTTACTGAACATGCTATATTTAATCAATCAGATCTTAACTTAACATATGCTGTTAATCCTTCTGACCGTGCAACTTTACGAATTGGTCAAGTTGTATTTACAGGAACAGGAACGGTACCGACATCTGATGCAGAGCGTGATGGTATAGAAATACTAATCGCTTCACATTCAGGATTTGGTCGTGATCACATGATTTTTCACGGCAAAGGCACATATTCAAAAGTAAAGTATGATACAACAAAGGTCATTGCATCATTTGATGTTGATCAAGACATATCACTTGATAGTACCGATAACATTTACATTACCGTAAGATGTGAAGGATCAAGTGCTTTGACTGCTGATAAGGGTAGAATAACCGTACAACAGTCATAAAAATACATATTCTCAGAAGAAGAAGCAGGAGAAGACATGCCAAAAGTGGGCACTTTTATACATAGAACCAAGAAAACTGGTTTGTCTGTTGCATACAATAACAGCTTCAGTACCAGCAAATCAGTAGTCTTAAGTTTAAATGACACCGACAAGCGTGCCGGATACGGATCACCAGGAAAAGTAGGCGGATTTTTTGTTGGCAAGTTGCAACTCGTAAGAATGAGGGGTGCAATAAGTGGTGGTACAAATAATATCACGATCAAAGCAACATGGGATTCTACAGGTCGTGAGCAAATTTTATCACCAACTGTTGTGCTAATTAGCGCTGATCAACTAGATGTTGATGGATCTGGATCACACTCAATAACACTTTTAGTAGATGCATCTGTAGCCAATGACACTGACGACTTTTACTTGTTTGTAAAAACCGACACTGGCACATTTACAGTATCGGAGTGTGAATGCACTTGGATCGAGTAGGAGGTGAATCATGTCAAGAGTTTCTTATCCATCTCCTTTCATAATCACAAAGGACACAGTCGGTTCTGATCTTGAGTATGAAAATTTATCCAGTCAAATCAACGGATCAAATCAAACATTTACTCTAACAAAAGCGGCAGATGAGGAAAAAATCTATGTATATTATAACGGGTTATTAAATAATCCGGCAATCTCTGCACGAACGGAAACCTCTTTTACACTGGATTTTGCACCATCATCGCCAGATACGATACAAGTCATATATTCAATAAAAGGTAATCCAGGAACTACAGAAGATTGATAGTTAGAAGATGAAGCCGATTGTTGAGTTATATGCATAAAAACACAGGAGATTTCACATGCCAAATATTCAAATTAGAGGAAGTCAGATACAAGGTGAATCGGTCGAAGCATCGAATATTAACCTATCTGGATCATTTGACTTTCGTGCCGCTTCAGGACTTCAGTTTCTAACTAAGCCGGAAGCAGATAAAACAACATTTCCAGCGACTACACAGTTCGTTCATACCATTGTTTCAGGATCTCTTATTGATGGATTCCAAGGTGGAGACGGTATTGCTATCAATACTGGCACATCACCTGATACCATATCAGTAGATCTTTCACCAAATAAAGGTTTGGAGTTCTCATCAAACAAACTTGCTATTGCTCTTGATGGTGGAACACTTTCACTTGGTGCCGGTGGTCTTTCAGTAGGTAGTATATCAAACGCTCAGATCGCAAACGATGCTGCTATCGCAAAATCAAAGTTAGGTGCGCTTGCTATTGTTGATAGTGATGTTGATAACAGTGCAGCTATTGCCATATCAAAACTTGCACAACGAACCATATCAGGTAAAAATCTTGGTACGAACCTTGATTCATTAACTGATGGAAACGGTATTGCAGACTTTACATTCAACGGTTCTTCCGCTGCTTCTATCGCAATCGATCTTGATGGATCAACACTTGCTGTTGGTGCTGATGGTGTAAAGATTAGTGATGGTGGTGTTGGAACAGCACAAATCGCTGATGATGCAATCAATGCAGCAAAAATAGCAGATGATGCTGTTGGTTCAGCAGCTATTGCTGATGATGCAGTAGGATCGGCACAAATCGCTGATGCGGCTGTTGATGCAGCAAGATTAGCTAACAATGCCGTAACGACCGCAAAAATCAACAATGCTGCAGTATCAGTTCCAAAACTTGCATTCCAAGCACGACAAGATGTCTTCACTCCAAACGGATCTACTTTAGCTTTTGCTCTTGCAAATGAAGTTGAAGAGAACATGAAGAATTTTGTAATGGCATTTAAAAACGGTTTGTTGCAAAGAAAGGTCGCTTCTTCACCTTCAAATGCTGATGAATATACAGTATCAACCGCTGGTGGAACTACAACCATCACATTTGGTGCTAACTTAAGTGCATCAGATACATTGGAAGTTAGAAGTCTAGCATAAGATTTTGGTGGTCGGGGCGTTATATTGTGTTCTTGTTCTGCCAGCCCTGGCCACCTCTCTTTGTTTGAGGTGATCTTATGGAAGCTATCTTTGTTGAACTTGCACCGTTTCTCAGTGGTCCTGCTGCTGCAGTAATCGTTGCTTTGTATATGAATCGACAGTTTATTTCTTTCACCAATAACTCTATCAACAGAATTCTTGATGATGCTGAAAAAGATAGAGTCCTTTTCAAAGAAGCTATCACCAAAATCGACCAAAGGTTGTATTTTTTGGAGGAGCAAATGAAAGATATAAAGAGTGAGTTGAGGAATAGAGAATAAAATATATCTAGGATTTACGAGGTTGTATTCTGTGATCATTTTATTCTCTTTCCTTAAAAACATACCAATCTTACTTTGCAAACGATTCCTGAACAACCTCATAATCTATTTCAATAAGATTATTTAGACGGTTAATACCTTGCAACTCATCAACCTCAATGTATTCACCAGTGCTGAGGTAATATGTGGAATAGTTTTCTTCATCATACCAATCTAATTCAGCCTCGACTGCTTTCAGGTATTCAAGATTTTCTGGATGGACACCAACATGACTGTCAATAATCAATACAGTTTTGCATGTTGATTGGTCTTCTGGAAATATCTTGATTACTTGACCTTCATTCATTACACACCTCTCATTTGATCATTGATTTGAAAATCAAACTGAGGCATTGGAATGCATAATCTCATTGGAGACAACTTACAAATATCACCATGTGCTGAGGTATATCTTGTAGGTGATATTATTCTCCACTCATTATCTCTTGTCTGAATATAAACTTCTTCTGAAGAGTTGAGGTAGTTTAAAGTATCTTTAAATATTCCTTGCTTAATCTTCCAAGTAGTAAATTTTTCATTCATAATCTGTGTATCAGATTCTACTTCTTCACCTAATTCAATGTAAGAATATTGATCTGTTAGTTTGTTTCTGATAAAGAAAGAAGTATATCTTTCTGGTTTTATGTGTTTCCATCCCATCTTGTTTCTCCTATTTTGAAATGTAATAATAAATCTAATAACCATTCTTAATATAACTATACTATAAAAACTTATTTTGTATATTTTTTTTTATATTTTTTTAAAAATATTTATTCTAAAAAAGTATTTTACAAACTGATAGATTAATATTATAATAGATTCTGAGGAAGAGGAGAGAGGTATATATATTATATTCTATATACTAAGAGATATAATAATACCGTGATCATCGGCCGACAACGGCCGGATGGAGGGTAATATATATTATATTTATTATTGTATTTATTATAGAATTTTTTTATAATATTTAGGAAAAAAGTATTTTACTAGTATAGTTATTATAGTAATATATAAATAATAATAATCATTCTATAGATAATAATCTAACAGTTCTTTGAAATATTTATTTAAATCTTAACTAACTTAAGTTATATTTATTTATGTCAGGTAGGTTTCTAGACATTTCCTATCTGATCTCCTTAAAATGAATAGTAGTTAGGCCAGCCTCTGAAGAGGGGCTGGTTCTTTCTTCTCTATTATTTACAAAAAAATTAGAAAAAAGTTTTTTTTGTGCATAGTTATATCAGTTATTCATTCACGGGAGAGAAGATATGACGAAGCTATTTAAGAAACTTAGTAAGGATGCAAAGCCATATGAAGTGGCTGTAGGAAGAACCATACATTCAGGATCAAAATATACTTACATTGAAGAGATAAATGTGCCTGATTATGATGTATTCCTCAGCGGCTCTGACAAGAATATCAAGGTTGAGGTTAAGGTGCATGCAGGAGCAGATAAGATGGGATCACACTATCCGACAATGTGCGTTGAAATAAAAGAATATTCTTACAGATCCAAAGATTATGAGTGGTCCCATTGGTTATCATCAAACTTCGATATCATTGCACATGTTGATAAATCAATGGACACCATTCATCTCTACAATGGACATAAATTCAGGCAATGGGCGCTGGCAAGAAAACATACAGCACGCCAGGCAAAATATGCCGATACTAAGTTTATCACCAGCCCTTGGGTCAATCAAGACGCGGGCTATCTTATGACCCTACCGTTCAGCAGCGGTAGTTTAAAAATATAATAACTACCATTATTCATAAAAAACAGGAGAGAAAAATGAAAGATGTAGAAAAAACAATAACAACCATTCCTCAAATGCTTGATGTGCTTGAAGAGATTTGTGAAGAATACACATACATTGACGAGCGACGACCAATCATTCGTGTGATCGAATTTGTAAAGCGACAACAGGAACAGGGGAAGAACCTAGAAGATATAATATTCTGGATTAAGAAAGGTATGCCAGAAGATTTACAAGACAAAATCTAATAAAACATACCAATACAAAAAAGGAGGATCACCAAAGCAATCCTCCTTAATTCTATTCCATACATAAGGCAAGTAATATCATTACAACCCAGATGGCAATCAACTTAAAAATCATACAGTATTTTCCTCAATAATATATTTGTCATCTTTTATGCGGATGTTAAAATCATATGCCATTTTAAAGACACTACCATCCCATAACATTCTTGCATAATCATCATCACTTCTATCAATGGCATTACCCCATTCATCAAACTTTACATTTGTGTCCAACATCATTGCATAATATTTCTTGGCCACTTGATTTGGATTCGGATCACATGGATTCCACATTCTTATTTCTACTAACATACTTCTCTCCCTAAAAATAAAATAAAATAGTTTTGTTATATTATAAAACAGGGGCAGGCAAAGAACAATAATACTTACCCCTATTATAAATGATTATTTTGCTGCTAATGCTTCTACTGCTCTTGCTTTTGCTGCTAATGAATTTGCTTCTAACATATTAGTATCCGCTTCCAGTTGCATTACCATATCTTTTAAACATTCTTCTAATAGATTATTATAAAACGCTTCAACCTTATCTCCATAATATTCACCATAGGTAAGTTGCGCTATTAATTCATCTCTTAAATGGTCATCATCTTCAAACGCATAATAATCATCTTCATAAATCGGCCAATGATCACACATTTTACTATAGATGCGCACATCAAGCGTTTGATCAACATCTTTCATCCTTTGGCATTCACCTTGGGTTTGCGTCTTTTGCTTTCCACACCAAACATTGTGGGTTGATTCTACATTATAATCAGTTTCCAAACTAATATAATAATCTTCAATAGGCAAACCTTCTAAATAGCGATACAACCATCTCATTTGCACAATATTCGAATAATAACACATTCCACCTAATTTTTTAATAAAATCTTTCACATACTTTGTATCATTACAATAAACAATAGTTTCTTTAAATTCATGCACCCAATCAACACATTGTTGTGCAAACATCTTATCCAATGATTCTACACTTATATTTACTTTCTTGTTAGACATTTTCTTTCTCCTTTCTTTATTCTAAACTTCTACTTCTAAATCCATATTACATCTAATATAGGATAACTTACTTAATCTTTTATAGACGACTTGTTTTTTGCCATTTACTAGCAAATCAATACGACTTGCTTGCGGGTAATCTTGCCATATACTTCTTATTGTTGCCTTATCAGCCTTGCCGCCTGCCATATAGCCGATTTGACTGCCATTTCTTTCATAATATTTTAATACCATCATTCTTGCCTCCATTTGTGTTATGTGATATAATATAAATATACTAAATATTTCTAAAATGTATAATATTTTTGCTAATTTTTTTTATTTTTTTTGAGTGTAAATCTCATTCTTACATTTGGCCCAACACAGGCGCAGGCAAAGAATAATATTACTTTTGGGGGTGCAGATTAAATGAATTCTACTCGATTATATTCACAATAATACATCACCCCTTTTGCAGTCATTACTAATGTAATGGTTGAATCATCATCATTATTACCCAAAACATCCCAACCAGGTTCATCACCCCATGGTTCAGAAAAACATTCCATATCAAACTGATAATCATCAACATTTCCTTCTACTTCTTTAATAATCATTCCAGTCAAACCATCTTCATTTACAACTAACATATCAACTTCTCCTTTATTTGATATTATTATTATATAAAAGATTCTTATCCTTTACAAAAAAAATAGAAAAAAAATTTGTCAAAAGATTTTTGTAAATATTGAATCATCGGCTGTATAATAAAAATATTACAATGCAATGCAGCAAAGCAAGGTAGGTAGGGGCCCAACCGCCAGCAGGTCGCGTCGAGTAGTCAGCAAGATGAAAGTGCGCACAGCCGCAAAGCGAAAAAACGCCCCGTAAAAAAAATGCACCCCGAAAAAAAAGTACGAACCCCTTTAAAAGTTTTGGCGTCGTTGTATAGTTATACAGCAGGAGGACACTACTATGAAGCGTGCGGATTATTACAAGAAGCGCTACCAAGACCATGTGATGAACAGAGACTTCTGGGCTGGCTATAGACGCCAGGCACAGATGATTGTGTTTTCACATGAAGGCAAGCGCATGGCTAAGGTAATGGCAGTCGATCCTAAAAAGCCAAGAGTTAAGTTGATGGTTGAGGGTTTTAAGACCCAAGTATGGGCCTGGTTCTGTCCTGATAAGGATGGCCACTGGTTCCTAGGTTGTTGGAAGTTGAAGTCATGTCGCGAACCTGGATATTCAGGTTGGAAGCACTGGAAGATTGTAGCCTTAGGAGGGGAAGGATGAACTGCGCGCCTTGGTGGTTTGTATGTAAAGATGAAGATGATGTAAAGTGGTATCGCCGCCACATTATGAAAAAGACAGAAGTTGTACAATGGATAAGTGATCAACAAGGTCGCTACTCTGATGATCCTCTAGAGCTGCTGATACAAGCGGAAGAAGAGGCGCAGAATGAACAGAAAGAATTAAATACTGATATCCTAGGTATTCTGTTCAAAGAGCTTACAGAGTTGGACAGACAAATTCTGATCTTACGAGAAGCCGAAGGCCTGAAGTGGAAGGCCATATCAGCACAACTCGGTTTCAATCATAGCTACTTATGGAAGCGTCATAAGCGTGCTATGGAAAAATGTCGTGCTATTATTGACAGAGATAAACTAGATCCGTGGAGGAAGAGATGACTAAAGAAGAGAGAATGAAGCATGCCGCTCGTAGTCGCAACTATAAGACGAGGCTGAAGCAGGCAGTAGATAAGGGTGATTTTGAAGATGTGGTAAAATCTATCATGCTACTTGCCATCAAACACAATGATGAAACAGATTGGAAAGCCACACCTCGTACCTTTATGGAGCTGTTGCAAGTGTTGCATAAGTTTCGTGTTGAATTTGGCACCACCGATTCTGATTTTAAAGATATCCTTCAGGTCTTAGAAGGTGGCCAGAGTGAGTAGTATTGATGATCAAATTAACGAGCTATCAGCTTCAGAACTACGCCAACTCTTTGACTTGTTGCGTATGAAAGATTCTCGTTTCGAAAAGAATTTGTATGATGCACTTACCCTTATCAGAGCAAACAAGCGTGCAAGAGGTAGAGGATGAGTGTGATCATACCAAGCCCGTATTTCTTTGGTAAGTGGGCAGTGCTTCGTCCCGATGGTACAATCATTGACTGTCATAATATAGCCACAGCCAGACAAACAAGAGATTATATAAATGCCCAGAATACAAAAAGTAAATAGCGATGTACTCAAGGCATTTGAAGATCCACGAAACTTTTTTAAGTTTCTGAAGGTGTTTAATAAAGAGACAAACAAATTAGAGCCGTTTGTCATGCGTCCTCAGCAAGAAGAGTTGTTGGATGCACTGCTGACACACAAAAAGATTGTGGTGTTGAAAGCTCGCCAGTTAGGAATCAGTACATTACTTCGTGCTTACTTCTTATGGAAGACATACATGAGCACAGAACCTACGCGTCATGCTATTATTAGTTATACTCGTGATTCGGCTGATCACCTACATCAGATGGACAAGGGATTCTTTGATTCTTTACCGTCTCCGTTGCGTCGTAAGTTGAGTAAATCTAGTAGTAGAACCTTACAGTTTGGAGACACCAATGCAGAACTTAGAGCCTTTACCGCCGGTGGAAAAGCCGGAGCTACCCGATCATTTACATTTACAGATACTCATATATCTGAGTTTGCTTTCTTTGACGATCAAGATGACTTGCTTGCAAATGTCATGGCCTCAGTTGGCGAGGGACAAATCGTCATAGAGACCACACCAAACACACCTGGTGATAAGTACCATGATCTTATCATGAATGCACCAGAAAACGGTTGGCACCTATGCTGGTTCCCTTGGCATGAACACGGCGTCTATACTAAGAAAAGCCAGTTCCACCAACCTCAGGTACCTGATCCTACAGAAGAAGAGATACAACTAAAAGAAGAATTTGATCTGACACTTGGCCAACTATACTGGCGTCGTACAATGATTCGTACTATGGGTATAGAAAAATTTAAGCGTGAGTTTCCTGCCACTGTAGATGAGGCATTCTTTGCTGCATCCTCAGAATTCTTTCCACTAGATATTGTTGATGAGTTAGAAGTATTAAACTGTGGTGGCCATCGTGAGCGTGTCTATTGTGATCCAATACCTGGTGATAAATTTGCAATGGGTATAGATGTGGCTGCTGGAAGAGGCGGAGATTACTCTGTAATCACGGTGGTTTCCTGCACCACAATGCAACCTATCTACCATTTTAGAAGTAATCAGATCCTACCACACGAACTGGCAGATAAAATCTATGAGTTGTACTGGGACTTTGACGAACCATATACATTGGTCGAGCAGAACGGACCAGGTGAAACAGTCTTGTATCGCCTGAAAGAATGGAAGGTGCGAAACCTGTACAAGGACAGCAAGGGAAGAGACTGGCGTACCCGTAAGGAAAATAAAATAGCTATATTCGACCACCTACGCGATTTAATCTGCGAAGGTATTATTGATGCTGTAGATAAAGATCTTTGGGCAGAACTACGGGCTGTTCAAATAACACAAGGGGCGCCAAAAGTGATAAACGGACATGACGATATGGTAATGGCTACTGCTCTTGCTTGCTGGGCAGCAAAATTAAAACCGGTACCTAGTTTCATGCAGGTACGCAAAACCATGTTGGACGATATGATCAAAAGTCGCAGAGCGCAAAAGATTCGCCGCAACAATGGAATACATAAACATATAAGAGGATGGGCTAAATGAAATATAAAATGACAACAGGCTTAGTCAAACAAATTCTAGAAACGCACCACGAGTACTGGGATAAATACAAAAACGAGCTGTATAGATACAAATCAGCATATGCAACAAAATTTTGGACCAGATCTGTACAAGGTGAGATGGCTGAGTATGTACAAACATCAGATGCATACGGATATATTGAATCATATATTGCATCTCTCTTCAGTAAAAATCCAGGTGTCATATTTAAAGGTGGATTGAAAGGACGAGGCGATACAAAGAAAGCACAAGCACTTGCCAATGATTTCCTAATGAACCAAAGGCGTGAAATAGAAACAGCTTCTCGCCTGGCTCTGATCTATCCTATGGCATTTATCAAGCTTATGCCAAACCTTAATGACGACATATACAAACGCATGGGCTGCTGTGCTGTTGCACCATGGGAAATCATTCTAGATAGAGATGCCAAACGATATGAAGACCAAAGATTTATTGGTCATCATTACTATATGGGTTTGATCGAAGCAAGACACAAATTTGGACGCAAACAATACGAACCGGTAAGAAAAGAAGACTACTTTGACCAATACAAAGACACAGAATATACTGGTGATAATGAGTATTATGAAACAGGTTTTGACCATTATGAGTATATTGAGATCGTAGAACTGTATGATTTGCACACAAAGATGATGTATTTTTGGTCGCCTAACTGGAAGATGGGTGAAGAATTCTTGATGGCTGAAGAGATACCATTTAGAGATCCGCAGGATAAGGCTGTGATTCCTATTGTGCCTTTGTATTATAATAGGATGCCTGACAAACCTCTAGATGGCTACAGTGCAATGGCGAGAATCTATGACCAGATCTATGAAACAAATTTAATTCGTACATTTCAGGCAAATGGAGTAAGAAAAGCATCGCGTCAGTACTTAGTAAAGAAAGGTGTGATGGATGAAGAACAAATGGCACAAATCACCAGTGGTGTTGATGGCTTATTTGTAGAGATAGATGAGGAAAATCTAGCAGGTATCATGACTGCACTACCTCAGAATCCAACACCACCTGAACTAGAAGTATATTATCGTCAGGTACAAGCTGACAAAGACAAAGGATCTATACTGGCACCATTTACGCGTGGTGAGAGCACACGATCTTCCGCTACAGAGATTGCAGCACTTGCTGCATACACATCATCGGAAGTCGGTCGCTTGGCGCGTGAAAGAGATGCAATGATAGAAGATTTAAGTCGTACCTACATTTACATGTTGCAACTATATCTAGAAGTAGAAAACTCGGCTGATATGATTATGGTTGATAATGAACCGACCGTTGTACGACCACAAGATTTAGAAGAAAACTTTTTGATCTACGCACAAGATCAAGCATCTACACCCCTATCAGAATCTGTAAAGAAGCGTGAATTCATACAGTCAATACCGCTTCTGCAATCATTAGGGGTACCAGCAGAAACACTATTGGCAGAACTAGTGAGATCGCTTGGCCTTCCTGAAGATTTTGTAATCGAAGCCGCTGAAAATATAGAAAGACAGCGAGCAGCATCAGCAGCTAAGGCAACCGCAGCCGGTGAAGCTGTACAACCTGATGCAAGGGAAATGGCACAAGCAACACCTCCTGGCCCTGCTAATTTACAAGGCATCTTACCAGGTGCAAGGAGCATTAGCTAATGGGCTTTTATAAAGTAAAATGTAAGAAATGTGATGAGCAATGGGAAGTTATGGTCCCTTACACAGATCTAGAAGGTATGGTTTGTGGTGGCACTGACTACTATGGACGACCAGTACAGTGGCGTGATACTGAAGACGGTAGCATAGAAAACACAGAAGGTTGTGGTAATCTTGTTGAAAGAATAGTAGAGCTCAAACCGTTTGCCATAGCAGGATCATCATTGGATACACACGGTGTAGATAATGTAAATGGTTATTGGTCGCCTTCTTTTGGTAGATATTTTAAAAACAAACATGCGTGTTATGCACATGCAGAAGCAAATGGCTACAGGCCTGTATCACAGAAAGAAGCTGATGATGCACTTGGTGGTCAATACAACAACTTACAAAAGCAGGATAAAGTAGGACAGACCTACTCAGAAAATTTAAAGAAAGCAAAGGGTGATAAGGTAGAAGCAGCTGCAAAAACCTTCGTACCTGCAAATATGCAAGATAAATAGGAAAATATATTAGCATTAATCGGAGGAATGATATGGCTAGTTTTGAAAAAGCAATGGAAAAAGCACAAGCACTCGACATGGCAGAATCAGAAGTTATGGAACGAGTGGCACCAAGAGGTGATTTTTCTAAAGATACTATGAACAGATTTATTGAGAGCGTTAATAAAGTCGCTTCTGAATTCGGTCAAGTACCGGTACTACCAATGGTTGAGGATGACATTGATCAAATGCCTGGACCAGTTCAGAAATATGTGATGATGATTAACAAAGCATTGGAGGATTCTGGATTTACAGAGTACTCTATCGAACTTGACAGCATAACCAGCGACCGAGATCTTATGATGGCGCGTGGTAGATTAGATGCAGCTGCAGGTGATAGAGCATTTAAATCATTCCTAAAGAAGCCAATGCCTCAGCAAGATTCCGAAATGGAAGTAGAGATTAGCGTTGAATCTCGACCAGAACCAGAAGCTGAAGCCGAAAAAGAGGAGATGGACGAGAAAGATGTTGATAAATTAATGATGTCGCGTATGAGATAAACAGGAGAACACATGAGCGAAGAAGTAAGCAACACGGCGGTAGTAGGAGAAGTTGCAGAGCCTACCACCACTGCTGAAACAGAAGCAACACAAGCAGAACCAACTTTAACTGATATAGATGCCGCTGTCGATGAAGGTAAAAAATTTACCAAAGACAACAAGGGGCAGAACAAAGGACAACGACAAGTTGATGCTTTGAATCAGGCAAAGTTGCAGCAGATGAAGATACAGCAGCAGGCTTCGTTAGAAGAAGTGGCTGATATAGATCTACCTACAGGTAAAGGTGTAAATTTTAAAACTGTAGTAGAAGCATTACCAGAAGATGCAAAAACATTGATCGGTAATCTTCGAGCAGATTATACACGCAAAACTCAAGAGTTGGCAAATCAACGCAAAGAGTTAGAAGCGCGTATGGCTGCACTTACAGAAAGCGGAGTTTATGATCAGGTCAAAGAACTGGCCAATAGAGATCCTGTTGAATTAGATCCATATGACACGAAGTCGTTCGAGGATCGTATCGAACAAGAAGTATCTAAGCGAATGGAGCAACTATTGAAACCTATAGCCGAACAACAAGAGCTACAGGCAAGACAATACAAGCTTCAAGAATTCAAGACAAAGCATCCAGATTTAGAAGACATGAAAGTAGAAGTAGCTGAAGAACTACAACGAAATCATCATCTTGCATTGGAAGACGCGTATTATATTGTCAAAGGACGAAAGAACGCACAAGAGCTACAAGCATTACGAGACGAGAACGCGCACCGCAAAGAACAAATGCGAAATGCGGGTTTGAAGATCGGTACTCCGCGTGATTTTAATCCAAACAGACCTCCACCAAATCTTAAAAAAGGTCATGAAATCTACGACTGGTTGAAAAGAAATGGAAAGAGATAGGAAAAATATAATGCATAATACGAATGGCCCTCTTATGTATTCGAAGAGGATAACCTTTGGCCTCCCAAGAAAAGTAGTATATCCATACTATCGGATCCCAGGAATACCCAGATGTTTATGAATACAAAAATCAATATGTCAATACACAAAAAAATAAATGCCGGAGGAAAAAATGGCTATATCAAATGATATTCTATCATCGACACTCCGAATTCTTCTTGATGAAGAAGTTGATAACCTTTTTAAGGCAACACCTCTTTTAGAAGAAATGCGTAAGAGTGGCGGTGTAGAAACTTATGATGGTGGGCAAAAGCTTAATGTTCCACTTATTTTGGCGGAACATAGTTCCATCACACAACTTACCAATGGATATGAACCTGTAGATCTTGCTGTTAAAGATGCTCTTCGTCAGGCTGAATATAACTGGTGCGACTTTGTTGCTCCTGTTGTTATCACCAGAAAAGAAGAATTATCTAACAAGGGCGAGAAAGCAGTAGTATCTATTGCGGAAGCACGAATGAAGTCAGTTATGGGAATGCTACAACGAGAAGTTGAAAAACAACTTGTTGCTGGTTCTTCTACAGTTTTATCTGAACTTGAAACACTACTTGCTAATGGTTCCCGTGCAAACGGTGGATTCTTGGCTCACACATCTGGTGGATCTGTTGGTGGTATCGATACAAATACATTTGCTACATACAACAACCAGTACATCTCAAATGCTGTATCTATTCCAAAGATGACTGAGCTTTACATTCAGTGTCAAGCAAATACACCTGGTGGATCTTCACCAAATGTTATTCTTGCTTCACAAGATGCTTATCAAACTTATAAATCAGAACTTTTCAATAAGGAAAGATTCATGTCAGAAGATAGCCTTGATGGTGGTCGTCTCAATCTTGCTTTCCACGGTGCTCGTATGTACTACGATCCGTTCATGGACAGCTTGACTGATTCAAACAGCAAAGCAGTACTCTTCTATTTCTTAAACACTAAACATCTTAAACTGGCCTTCGATTCAGCAGCTCAGTTCGAAATGGATGACTTTGAGTCTATCTCAGGTTATGCTTCTCGTTCTGCTAACATTTTCACTCGTTTGCAAATGTATGTTGATCACTTAGGTGCTCACGGTTTATATTCAGCTGCATAATAGGGGGAAATCATGGCTACAAATACTATATTACAATACCTTGACTCGCAGGCATCAGATGGATCTTCATATGGTGTGTCCGCTTCAAATCGTCGTCAAATCCAAAAATTCATTGCCAGTGAAACTATTGTTGCTAATGATCTTGTATCATTGGACCTTAGCAAAACTGCTGATGGAGACAAAGGTCTTTTCATTGTAAAAGCCGATGTTGGTACAGGAACTGATTCTTGTGCTATCGGGTTTGCTATTGATGGTGGCGCTGCTGGTGAAGCAATCAGCGTAACGATCGCTGGAATACACGAAAATGCAAATGTTGCTGCTGCAACAGCTGCTGGTTCTCCACTCTGTGTTGGATCAACCGCTGGTAGAGCTGCAGTATATACAGCATCTGTACTGTATCCTGTCATTGCGATCGCTGCAGAAGATGACTCTGCCGTAACGAATCAAGCTACTGTTTGCGTACTTAAACAGTTTTAATCAAACCGTTTAGGTATCTTTACTTAAAAATGTGCCCGCCTGGCAACGGGTGGGCACTTTCTTTATAGAGGACAGTATGAATTTAAAAGAAGTTAGAAACATGATTGCTTCGATCGTTGATTACGATCCTGAAGTACAGACATATAGGGACGAAGTTAATCGTATTGTCAATGAGATTTACAGAAACTGGTTTGTTAGTCGTCCTTACGAATTTTCACAGAAAACTGTGGATGTATTTACAATGCCAGATGCCGACATACCTTCAGCTGCTATTGCTGGTAGCAACTCAGAGGTAAGAAACTTTATACAAGCGGCGGCACTAGATAAAACAAAATCATCTGAAGTAGGATTTACCTACAGATTTTTACTTACACACGAAGGTAGTATAGTCATAGTATCAGGTGATGATGAATCCAGCAACAACGGAACATACATTATTGATAAGGTGGATTTTGGCACCAATAGAGTATTAGTTTCCAAGATGTCTTCTACACCACAAGTAGATTGGGCAGGTACAGTAGCAACCAGCGTAACTGGTGATGTACAACAAAGATTTATAACCTTACCACAAGACTGCGCACAGATCTTAGCATTGCAGATAAGAAACTTAAATGAAGGCGATGCAGGTAGTGGTACAAATGCGCTAGGTAAAATATACAGTCTTACCAGGCGAAGAGAAGAAGAATTTAACCTAAGGTACGACCTGACAGGAACACCAACAGAATACATTGTATATGATGGATATCCTGAACACACACTTGACATTGACCAATTTACTCCACGAGCAGGTAAAGATTTTAATGTGGTAGAAACATCAAACACACCAGGTTGGCCACAAGGTACATACGAATTTAAAATGGCTTATGTTTGGCGTGGTATAGAAGGTCAGCTTAGTGATCCAATAGAACTAAAAATCACAACATCAAACAAGATACCTCAGTTCGTAACGCAAGATACAACAAGACAAGGATTCTCTGGTCTTCGTAAAAAGTTTTATGTGCGTGTAAAAAGTATTACAGGTATAGCAGGTGAGCATGAAGAATCTTTCTTCAGAGATCTGAGTACTGTATATAGTAAAACATCACCAAACACAGGTGCAGCACAGTTTAACTTCTTTATTATTGATGATGATGAAACTACTGTATCTTGGCCACAAACACAACTTACAATACAAAACAATGAAGATCTGTGGGCATATGCAAGACAAGAAGTAAATCTTACAAACAGAAAAAGAGTAAGGTTGTATCCTCGTCCTGCATCTATTACACCAGTAGAATTCAGATATATTTTCATGCCTGTTGATTTAGAAGATGATTTTGATGTACCAAAGTGTCCTGATGATACGCATCGTTATCTAGTTTATCAAGCATGCTCAGATCTTTTTATCAAACACAATAATCCAGATATGGCTGATTACTATCAGAAAAAGGCAGACAAAGAGTTATTAAAGATCGACAACAAGTATTTGACACAACGATCCGCAATGTACATCAAAGACAACTATATATCTGGCCCATTACGCGTCAAGCCTTTTCAGACGCTGACTAAACTACCGGATGCATAATGAAAACGAATGGCAAATTTGAAGTATCACCTTTACTAGGTATGGATGAACGCATTCCAGCACCTGACAACAGCACAATACTGTTAGAGAACTGGACATATGATGCGCATACAAAAACCTGGAATAACTTTTTAGGATTTGAAGAATTCTTTCATACAACAAATCGACCATACGGAAACAGTGGTGTAGGACAAATATACTCAGATCATCCTATTGACAGCATTTATGTTTATCAACGACATAACTCAGCACAACAATGGTTTTTGTTTGAGCAAAACGGTTC